GCCGTGGCGTCCCAGGCGTCCCTGGCGTCCCAGGCGGCCCTGGCGGCCCTGGCGGCCGTAGCGGCCGTGGCGTCCCAGGCGTCCCTGGCGTCCCAGGCGGCCCTGGCGGCCCTGGCGGCCTCTTCCCACTCCTCGGCAGTCGGCTCATCTCCAGTCGCTGCGCGAGAGAAGAGACCGCCCATGGTGGCGACGGACGGTCCGGATGATATGGCGATCAGGCCGTCAACCTTGTCCGCGAGCATCCAAGCGCACCACGCATCGAAAACACGCGATAGATCTGCACCTTCTGGGATGGCCTCGAAAAACTCGACCGCGAAAGCCGCGCCGTCCTCCTTGTTGAGACCCTCGAAGATGTCATCGGCCAACCACGCGACACGCCACGGAATCCCGAACTGGGGCTCGAAAAGCATGTGGTCGCCGTGGGTGGCGCAGCCCACGAGACAGCCCCTGAAGTCTTCGCCTTCTTGGCCGTTGCTGTAGGCACCGGCAATGATCTGATCGAGTCGCCGATGCTCTTGCATCATGGCGACGGCCTGCGTCTTGGTCTGGACGGTGTTGGTGAATGCTCTCATTTCTTCTCCTCATGCTTCGGCGCTGCGAGCGCCTGTGCCAGCTGCGTCTCCGCCTCCACTCGCGCTGCGTGCTCGGAGGCGAGCCGACTTTCCAGGTTGATGCAATTACCCTCGAAATCATCGGCGCGAGCTTTGGCGCGAGCTACGTCATTTCCCAGCTCCGCCTTCTCGGCCTCCAGCTGCTCGACCTGGCCCAGTAGTTGATAGGCTACTGCGTAGGTGGTCTCTTCATAGGTACCCAAGCAATGCTCATCTTGGTGGTCTCTGATCTTCTTATCGAGCGCCTCACTCATTTTATCGAGCGCCTCACTCATTAGGGACCTCCTTAGCTTGGCCAATCATCTTTGCGTCTGCTTTGTCGAACAGCGCACAGGTGTTGATCGCCTCTTTCAATCCTACGTTTAGGTCGTAGAGCACTCCTTTCCGACCAGCTTTGCGCGGCAAGGTCTCGTCATACGTGATCCGCACGCGCACCTGCATGGTGATGGTCTCAGTCTTCATGGCCAAACTCCTTCTGCCGCCGTAAATCATGCGCGAGTGCATCCCGAGCGATGCAGCCATCACAGTTATCACTTGGGTTGGTCTCCCTGTGTTCGCAATCCATGGGTGGCCAGTGATCGCCAGCCTTAAGGGTAGCGCCGCATCCTGGGCAGACTTGCAGGTATTCGTGCAGAGTCTGAAGGCTCTCGATCTCCGCAGCCTGCGAAGCGAGCTGCTTTTGGAGGTCTGCCATGAGCGGGGTTCCCGCACAAGCCGCGTAGTGTGTCCATGCCTGTTCTCGATCCGTCTCAAGCTCAATTATGCGCTGAGCCTGCTCCGCGAGCAGGGATTCCTGGGACTCTGCAATGGAGTACGCCACTTGATAAAGCGAGCTGCCGGTAATGCTGTCGGGCAATTCGGCACCAGGGTAGATAACGCGGTACGCCTCTCGGATCTTCTGGTTCAGCGACTCAGACATTGGGGACCTCTACAGGTTCGGCGAGCCAGGTGCCGGGTGTGATGTCACGGAGCTTCATGGGTTGTCCTCGATGAAGGGGAGGACGCGGTTGAACCAGCAATCTGGCGCGTGTGCGTTGTCGTACTTCATCGCACCGCAGAACTCACACTTCGGATTGCTCGTCTGCGCAAGCGCAACGGCGCCTTCCTTCAGCAACGCCAGCATCTCGTGTGCCAGTGTCGCGTCGTGACCGTACTCCGCAACCGAGCCACTAATACCGTCTTGCACGCGGCGTGTTAGCAATCGTCGATCCGGTCGGGCATTCATCGCCTGCGTTAGGAAGCTGTTCATCGCCAGTCCCTCCATCGCTTGATCCAGTTGTCCAGCGCCCCGGTGACGATCAGCACCACGACCGTCAGCAGCGTCGCGCCCATCCCGATGATGAAGCCGTCTAGGAATCTCATTTTACTCCTTGGTGGCAGTGTGACAAGGTATGCAAACGTCGTGCCTACTGCTCATCCATCTCCATAAAGGCCTCGCGTTCGCCGTAGTGCTCCGCCTTGCAGCCATCGGAGCAGAAGCCATCAGCGCATCAGACATTGGGGACCTCTACAGGTTCGGCGAGCATTTCAGCGCTATACCCATCTTTCCAGGACCCGTAGGCCCCCACCTCTTGACTGAGCGCCTCACCGGTCAGCTCAACCGCGTGTTCTCGCGCCCCCTCATGGGTATCGTCATACGTGATCCGCACCTTGACTTGCATGGTGATGGTCTCAGTCTTCATGGGTGGGCTCCTTTAGGCTTCATGGCAGCGCGAGCGAAGTCGATACGGGCTCTACACTCATCAGCGAGGCCGCTATCCCCCAGGGTTCCGCAGAAGACGAAACCCTCCATGGACCCAAGGCGTTGAAGGGAGGCCTCTAGGGACTTGATCCGCTCATCCCGCGCCTGGAGCTGGGCGAGGAGGGTGAGGGCAACTTCTTCCGCTGCCTCAGTCCATGTGCAGTAATCTTCCTCATCCATCCTGTGCTTGACATTAAGCTGCTGTAGTTCTTTTTTTAGCACCTCTCGCGCTTCGGGGGTCAGGTCGTGGGAGGTCACAGCTCACCAGCCAATCTGCACAGCAGCTCGCGGAAGCCGTTGGTGTACCCCTGGGCGCAGAGAGGATCCTGCACCCGCGTGGTACCCGGGCCCACGTAGCACTTCAGCGCGTCGTCGCTCAGCGGGAACTGGGCAGCCAGCCGCTGGTGCATGCCCTTGCACCGCGAGTCGCCCAGGAAGGCCCACCAGCCGCTGGTCATGGTGCCGCTGAGCTGCCAGGCGTCGTAGCCCGAGCCGTTCGTCGTGGCGTAGCCGAAGCGGTAGACGCCGTTGCGACCGTCCAGGAAGTTGGTAGTGCGCAAAAATGGGCCGGACTTTTCAAGACACGCCCCGAAGAAGGCCCCGGCCAGGCGGTGCCGCAGGTCCGCGTAGTAGCTGGCCGCGTCAGGATCGCCGTCCCCGAAGCTCCGCAGCCACAGCGGGACGCGGTGCTGGTGGGAGATGTCGGGGCTCACGTCCGCGAGCTTCACGGGCAGCATCCCAGGGTAGATGGACTCGTGCCCGGCGTAGGCGTAGTCGGGATGGTCGGTCCAGACGCCCGGCTGCATGTACAGCTTGTCCTCGTACGGGAGGAAGGCGCGGTTGCAGACGATGCGTGTCATCGCACCGATCTCTTCCAGTACCGGGTCGGAGGAGTAGGCATGAGCGCGGTCGTAGGCTCGCAGGTCAGCGGCGATGGCGAAGAGGAAGAAGTCCTCGTCCGTGAAGGCGCGGAAGTAGCTCTTGCGCGGGTTCGTCAGGCTGAGCTTGTACACGGTCCGCGCCTTGATGCCGTTGAAGCTGGCGTGCTCCCACTGGATGGCGGGGGCTGTGGCCCAGAGAACCTGGATATGCGCACCAAGAATACCACGCAGCCCACGACCACGCGCTGGGTTTAGCCGCATGTGCTGACTGGCCGCGTAGAGGAATTGGAGCCGGGTGAGGTGATCAGCGGGCACTGGGGAACCAAGCAATTGCCAACGGACCCAAAACAATGACAATTCCGTTTGCTCCTCCTGTGTCCCCCGAGATCTGAAAGCCCACGCCTGAGGCACCATGAGGTAGTCCCCCGCGTCGTAGGCATGCAGGTCGTCCCACAGCGGCTGCTGAAGTAAGGGCGCCATGGTCTTGGCCCAAAGGGCGTCGGTCGGCATCTGGGCCCCCAGGCAGAGGGTGAACAGGGAAAGAAAGAGGGTTCGCATAGTCACTCCGAGTAACCGGGCCAGGTGGGAAGGACCTCAACACAGACGTGGGTGCGGTACCAGTGCACGTCGCGCCACGTCTCGCGGACTATGGGCATGATCAGGCTGCTACCTCTACCGGCGGGGCGCCAGGCTATCCGCCAAGCCAGCACAAAGGGGAAGGCGCAGGCCCGCAGGACCACGTCCTCCCAGGGGCGCTGACGGTAGGTGAAGGTGGGCTGGTAACGGGGCACGGAAAACTCCTACAACCATAAGCGTACACCTGCCCAGCGGGATTGCAAGCGCAAAGTTACAAATATCTAAGCACGACAGAAGTAGCCGACCCCACAGCACTTAGAACACACCATCCCCTTGCGGACACCCATGCGCACCTGTTTGTAGGTAAGGCCCCGGCCCCCGCACGTGGCACAGGAGTCGTACGTCTGGCGCAGCATGGCATCGTAGCTCTGCCTAGTCTGTGGAAACTTGATAAGCGACCACGCAATGCCCACCCGCACAAACTCGTTGGGGTCACCCCCTGCATCGGGGTGATGCATCTTGGCCAAAGCCGTATAGGCCTGCTGACACTCGGCGGGGGTGCTGGCAGGGTGCACCCCCAACACGGAATAGGCAGTGCTAACGACTGTACTTTTTACGGAGGGCATGGGGTGTCTCCTGTTCCTTGTAGTACAACGTTCTGATGGCTTGCCAGTTCATCCTCAACAACTTGTCGGGGTCGCGGATAGCCCATAGGCGCTGGGCAATGCCCGTAGGGCCGGGCACGGGCATCCCGTCTAGCACCTTACTAAATCCTGCCCGCTTTAGCTCGCGCGCCAAACCATTGGCCGTCACCCTACCTTGGCCGCTGGGATCGTACAGGGTGTGCAGCTCGGTCGTGCTCCACAGGCTGCGCCCCAAGGGCTGACCGTTGTGGTGCAGCACAGCATCTGGGTTCTCGCGCAACTGGGCGACCCAACTGCCCAGGTCACTCCGCCCACTGTCGATCATGTCGCGCTTGCTGTTGGTCGTGGGGGCGTGGCCCTTGGGACTAAAGTCTGTTACGTCCACCGTCAACAGGTGGTGGAACAAGTGAGCTGCACCACCTGCATCTAACCAGTCGTAGTACCTTTGGTAGAACTCGCTCTCGCGTGGGGTGCCCTGCACCTCGTGGATGAAGAACCGGCGGTCGGTATCCTCCACGTAGAATGCGTCGGGGTGGTTGCTGGTAAACAGATAGTTGATGCAGTCGGGCAGGGCGATGCTGGGGACGAACTTGACGTTGATGCGGATCTGCTTGCGAGTGATCATGCTCTTGAGCTTATCGGCCATGTGCCGTTTATCACCCCCAGTTATCTCCTCCCCTAGGATAAACTGTCTGTTCTCGGCCCACTCGTTGAACGTACCGTCTAGCTCATCATTGCCGATCTCTGCAAAGTTGCGGCCATAGATGCGCCCCAAGCTGTAGCCGACCATGCTCTTGCCTGTACCGTGCACCGTACCCCACAGCACTGCTGCGGTGAACAACTTCTCACCCGGATGTTGCAGGGGGTAAGCACACCATTGCTGAAACCACTTGCGGCTAGACTCTTCTTTCTTGAACAAGAAATCGAGCAGCTCGTTCCACGGGCCGACATCACCCGGCTCGGGTTCTGTGCCCCAGCCCGGCCATACGTTGAACTCACCCGTGGCATCCACGCGGTCGCGCCCTGGGGCGTACGTTATGCGCCTGGCTGTGGCGCGTGCGGGCCACTTGAGCCACTCCTTAGCTGCTGACTTCTCTAGCAGCTTGGTCCCCTTCTCCGTGATCTGCTCCTCATAGTAGATTCTAGGGGCGTAAGCGTGCTCGCAGAACCCACGCGGGTTCAGGCGTTGGAGGTTGTCTAGCCTTAGGACCAGTCCCGGGTCCTCCACATACACCACCTCCTCATTCAGGCGGTAAAGCTCTTGGACCGCACGCCACGGGGTGCTGTCGTCTAGCACAGCTTGGAGGTCCTCGGGGTCATTGAGCACCAGATAGTCGTCCAACCCGCACTTGATACCAGGCTTTAGATGCGGCAACCTTACTATATGTGTTTCGGCCCCTCGGGCCGTTAGCTCCTTGGCCAGGGCGTTCTCGGCCATGCTTACCTTGGCATTACTCACCGCGTCGCTATCGTACACGATGTAGACGGGACGGTTCTTCCAGTCAAACAGTTCGAACTGGGGGAGCATGGCCATATGCTGGCTACTGGCCTTGAAGCACCAGACGCCCCCCAGCCCAATGGTGGCAAAACCGTGCTTACAAGCACACGCGGCCTTGAGCTCGCCCTCCGTGATGAGGATAGGGTGCTTGGCGTTGTCTGCCACCTTGGTCCAATCCCGCAACGGGGGCAGGTACAGCTCGTTCACCGTTTTGGGCGGCTGTGTGTACCGCAGGTCTTTCTTGGCGGTGAGGGCGCTCAGTCCCTCGCGCGTGGGTTCTAGGTAGCGGTATCGCCAGAACTTGGTCTTCTTTCCAGCTAAGTCGAAGTAAGGGATGACGAACCCGGCCTTGTGGGCGGGGAGCGTGGGTATGGCTTGCGCCTCGTCTGCCGACGTTGCCACATATCCCAGCTTCTTCCCATCGGCGGGGGAGAGGTCGCTGCCTTCTAGTTTGAGGTGCATCGCGGCTAGGACTTCTGCCTTGCTGCGGTAGACCGTCTTGATTGGGCGGGCCATTACTCCACCCCCTGTGCGCCCATCGCGAGTGCCTTCTCTCGGTTGTCAGCGCTTAGGAAGAAGTGTGGACGCTTGCCCTCCTGCAGCCATTGATGACGCAGCCCTAGTTTCTGCGTGGCGAACTCAATCAGTTCTTGGCGAGAGTCAGCGACCAAGAAGCAACGACACTTGAACGGCCACTTCTTACTTGGCCAGGTCTTGTGCAGGGGGAGGACGTAGATCATTCCTCACTCCTGGGAAGCTTGCGAAGTAGATCATGAACCGCCGGAGGGGTGCCCATGATCGTAGCGCCCCTTGGGACCAACGGATCGCACTCCACTGCGGGAGGATTGAACGTAAGGATGAGGTCGCCGTTGTTGAATACTGTGGCGATCAACCGCATGATGGATTCTTTGTCTTCTGGGTGGCAGAGGATTAGGGGAGGCATCACTGTCTCTCCCCGCAGTCGGCGCATTCCACGTATGTTTCGTCTTTGGACCGCACTACAGTCTTATTATGATGCTGACAGAATTGATGCACCTTTATATGGTGCTGTACTCCATGCTCGTTCGGGAGTCCCCATTGGCGCGTCTGCACAACTGCGAATTTCTCCTCCACAGCTGCTAAGAAATCGAATCCATTCATGTCCGCTATGTTGAACAAAAGGATGCCAATGTCGGCGACTTCTTCCTTTATATTCTTCAAATCGTGGGCATCAATTCCTGCTTGAAGCTCTACGATTTCGTTGGAAATGTGACGCGCGGTGGAGTGAGAAGTTTGCTTTGGCAACGTCCTTCTCCGCCACTCGGCAATTCTGGTTTGTAGTGTAAACTGGTTAGTCACTTAGTTCTCCTATAAGAAAAGGGCTAAGAACACCCCCGCAGGGGTTGTGGTTGTGTATTGTGTATTAGTCTGGGTTTTCGCGCAAGGGCATATAAGTGCTGTGGAATGAAGCAGTTGAGAAGATGAGAAATCGACGTACGAATACAAATTACAAATTACACAGCCGCGCAAACCTTTGGTAATAGCAATAGCCTTTTAGCCCTATACTTAGTTTTAACCTTAGTAAAAGTGTAATAGTGTAAAAGACAGCCCGTAAACCCGCACCACCAGCCATTCTACGAAAAGTACATCTCCGATACACAAAATAATTTCGCACCCCACAAAGAGCGCGTCGATCCGCTGCTGCAGCCAGTTTACGTGACCCCCGCAAATGCGTAGTCGGCAGTTATGATAAAAATATGCTTGCGGGGGCCTTTACAGAGGCACATCATTGTGGCACGGAGCAACTCACGTGTCTTCCAAAGCCCTCAAGGAGAATCTGAAAAAGGCGGTCGCTACCGGCGACACTCCTTTGGATTTTCTTCTCCGGGTAATGGGTGGGAAAGAAGTGTTTGAAGAGGAGCTCTGGGTCAAGGGCAAGAAGCACATCCTGAAAAGGAAGCCCATGTTCTCAGAGCGATTCGATGCTGCGAAGTCCGCAGCGCCTTTCATGCACCCCAAGCTCGTCGCGCAAGCCAATTTAGGATTGGACCCTGACGAGAATGACACGTCTGAGCAGGAAGTCGCAAAGGAGAAGCTCCGTGCTAAGCTACTCCGCTGACGCTTTCCGCCAGATGACGCCCAAGCTTCTGCTCAAGAAGCTGGGTAGTCTCACTCGGGAAGAGCAAGTCCAGCTTCTTTATGATTGGGAGTTCTGGTCCCGCCCTGAGCAGCGACTTCCGCAAGGTATGTGGATCGTCTGGCTGATCATGGCCGGTCGTGGATTCGGCAAGACCCGCGCTGGTGCAGAGACAGTCCGTGAATGGGTCAAGGATTTCCAGTATGTGAATCTCGTCGGTGCCACGGCTGCGGATGCGCGGGACATCATGATTGAGGGCGAGTCAGGCATCATGGCCGTGTGCCCCAACCGGGAACGCCCTGTCTACATGCCTGGGAAGTCCCAGCTGCGATGGCCCAACGGAGCGAAGTCCCTCGTCTTCAGTGCGGATGAACCGGAACGTCTTCGTGGCAAGCAACATGAAAAGGGCTGGGCGGACGAACCAGGCGCTTGGCGCTACCCCGAGGCCTGGGATCAGTTCATGTTCGGTCTTCGCCTTGGCATCAACCCCCAGGTGATCGCCACCACGACGCCCCGCCCTACCAAGTTTATCAAAGACCTTGTCAAGTCTCCCACCACGATCGTCACACGCGGTACAACGCACGACAATGAAATCAACCTGGCCCCCACGTTCCTCACCAAGGTCGTGGAGAAGTACCAGGGTACGCGGCTCGGTCGTCAGGAGCTTGAAGGCATCCTGCTGGAAGACAATCCCAACGCGCTTTGGAAGCAAGCGGACCTGGACCGTGATCGTGTGATCATGGCTCCTGAAACCCTTGTCCGCATCGCCGTGGGTGTGGACCCCGCAGTCACATCCAACGAGGATAGTGACGACACGGGCATTGTGGCGGTCGGTCGTGACGATTCTGTGCCTCCCCATTTCTACGTGTTCGAGGACGCCACGCTCGGCGCGTCGCCCGACAAGTGGGCGTCTGCGGCTGTGAGGGTCTACGACCGTCGCAAGGCTGACGTCATCGTGGGTGAGGTCAACAACGGGGGCGACCTGGTGGAGATGGCCATTCGCACGGCTGTCGTCCCCAGCATCGCCGGGGGCACGCTTCGCGGAACCAATGTCAAGTACAAGAAGGTCACGGCTACACGGGGCAAGGCGCTAAGGGCCGAGCCCGTGGCCATGCTGAGTGAACAGGGACGACTCCACATTGTGGGCACCCTGGGCAAACTGGAGGATGAGCTCTGTGACTTCGACCCCACGCTTCCTCCGGGCCAGCAAAAGAGCCCCAACCGGATGGACGCCATGGTCTGGGCAGTGACGGAGCTCATGGACGAGGGTACGACGGGCATGTTCGAGTTCTACCGGCAAGAAGCAGCGGCTAGCAAAGCGCGAAAAGACAATCAACCTTCCGACGCCCACGCGCTCGGCAACCGCTGATAAGGAGACGCGATGTCCGCGATGTCCACGACGAACATGCAGGCCCCCGCAGGAGTAACCGTGGTGGAGTTCCCCGATGGGACCTCTGCGAGCGCCGACACCAACGGCATCGTCGCTGTGCCCAATCAGTGGATCGCCTTCTGCATCTGCGCTGGGCTCCAGTACGCGGTGAACGTGGGCGGAGTGCTCGACAAGGGTGCCAAGGACTGCTCCACCAATCCGAACTACCCGTCGGGCGTGGTTGGTGACCAGTACCACGTGAGCGTCGCGGGCAAGATCGGCGGGGCGAGTGGTCTGCCTTGCGGCCCCGGCGACGTGATCCAGTGCATCGTGGCCAACGCGGGCGGAACTCAGGCAAGCGTCGGCGCGGATTGGGTCCTGGTCCCCGGTAACAAGGCCATCCTCAAGCGGCGCATCGTGGGCAAGCTCATCGGTGCGAACATGAACTCCACGGCTGACCAGGCGATCGCCATCGACTGCGCCAAGTACATCGTCCGCGGGATCATCGGCACCAACGCCAGCATCAGCCTGGACACAGCGGTCGGCGGGGTCTACCCCACCACGAGCAAGGGCGGGACGGCCATCGTCGCCAACTCCCAGGTTTACTCGGCGCTCACCGCTGCGTCCAAGTTCGTGGACCTGACGGTTGCTTCTCAGACCGACGTGCTCACCGCCGCCAACCTGTACCTGAGCCTCACCACGGCACAGGGCGCGGCTGTGACGGCCGACCTGTACGTCATCGCCGACGTGCTGGCCTAAGATGCTCACCCCTCGGGCGCTCTCAGCGACCTTCTACAGCCGCTTCGTGCGGGAGGAGCCCCGCCTAAGCGGGACGTTCCTGGGAGCGCCCGACCATGTTTAGACTTTTACGCATTCCCAAGGACGTGGCCGAGCGCCTGGACCGATACGCCAAGGACTTGGAGCCTGAGCTCGGCTTCACGCTCACCAGGCAGCAGGCGGCCGAGCGGCTGATGCGCCTGTTTCTTCCTACAGAGCCAATGCAGGTGTCCGAACTTGTGGTGAGCTTAGATCCAAAGAAATTCGAAAAGATGGTTCATAACGTCGATTTTGGTAGGGGGCTCTGATGGCCTCGCCCAACGCGCCCAAGATGACACAGGTAGAGGCTGGCATGGTCGCCCGCGCTGCGGGGATGCAGGGCTTTGACTTCGGCGGACCAGGAGGCCAGTGGTTTGGCCCAGGCACCCCCATGGCACCCCAGGCTCCGGAGGACGTGCAGGGTCGCGCCTGGGACTACCCCTTCGCGACGAATTTGCAGTGGGGGCCGCGTACCGAGCCGAGCGACAACGCGATCGACTTCCCCACGCTCCGCAGGTTGGCCGACGTCGCACAAGGGGGGCTGGACCTCCTGCGCCTGGCGATCGAGACGCGAAAGGACCAGGTGGCCGCGCAGAAGTGGACGCTCAAGCCCCGGGACCCGAAGCGCAAAGACCTGGAGGCCAAGGCTGAGCAGCTCAAGCGCGACCTCTTCTACAAGCCCGACGGGGTGAACCGGTACGCTCAATGGCAGCGCGGCATCCTCGAGGACTACCTGACCATCGACGCGGTGAGCATCTACAAGCGCCCCACGGCCAAGCGCGGGATCTACACCCCCGAGCAGGTGGACGGGGCGACCATCAAGCGCGTGCTGGATGCGGGCGGGCGCACCCCGCTGACGGGACCTGCCTATCAGCAGAAGCTCAAGGGCGTGGCTGCTGTGGATTACACGGTGGACGAGCTCATCTACGCTCCGTACAACGTGCTCCCCTATCGGATCTATGCGCTGGGGAGGATCGAGCAGTTCGTGGGCATCGTGAACGTCGCCCTGCGGAAGCAGCTCTCGCAGCTCCAGTTCTACACCGAGGGCACAGTCCCCGACAGCCTCCTGCAGATGCCTGTGGACTGGCAGCCCGACCAGATCAAGAAGTTCCAGGACTGGTGGGACCAGATGGCCGGGGACCAGGTGCAGAAGCGCCGGATGAAGATGATCCCCGGCGGGAACACCAACCCCTACATCCAGCTCAAGGACCCCAAGCTCAAGGACGAGACGGACGAGTGGTTCGCCCGTATCATATGCTGGTGCTACAGCCTGAGCCCGAGCGCGCTGGTCAAGGACATGAACCGCGCGACGGGCCAGACTAACAAGGAGACCGCCAAGGAGGAGGGTCTCGAGCCGCTGAAGGGTTGGTACAAGGACCTGAAGGACACCATCCTGTGGGAGTGTTACGGCGAGACCGACTTCGAATTCACGTTCCTCGACGAGGAGGTGGTGGATCCGAAGACCAAGGCCGACGTCGCTGGCACCCTAGTCGACAAGAAGATCATCCACGTGGACGAGGCCCGCGAGCAGTACGGTATGGACCCCCTGACGGACGACCAGCGTGCCCAGATGGGCCTCCAGCAGGTGGGTACAGAAGCGGGCGGGGCCAGCGCGACCACGGCCATTCTCGCGGTAGCCCAGGCGGTGACGGCCAAGAGCCTGCCCGCCGAAGCGGCGACTGCGCTGGTCCAGGCTGCTTTCCCCGACATGGACCCTGCGGATGTCGAGCAGATCTTCAAGGACCTGGACAAGTTCGAGAAACCTGAGCCGCCCCCGCCTGTGGTGGTCCAGGGAGCTGTCGGCTCTGCGGGTGGGGCGGGGACACCCTCCACCAAACAGACCGGCGGAAAGAGCACTGCGGGACAGGCCCCAATGACTCCAGTCGCTGGCAAGAAGCCCGCAGCGCTCGCCAAGGCGAAGCGCCCCGCCCCGCTGGGCAAGGACCGACCCACCACGCGCAAGGCGTGGAAGGGGATGAAGCGCGTGTTGGCTGATAAGCTGGGCAAGCTGGGCGATGACCTAGCGACCCTCGTGCGGGGTAAGAAGAGCAAGACCTCCAAGCTGGCCAAGTTCGATCAGCGGGACCTCGAGAAGCTGCTCGAGCGCTTCGACAGCACCGACTGGTACGACGTGGCCAAGGCGCTGGCCCCCTACCTGGAGAGCGTCACGGTGGAGAGCGCCCAGGGCGCGGTGGACTCCGTCAAGGACTACATCGGGGACGACAAGGTCCTGGACGAGATGCTCAGCCTGGTGAACGACCAGGGCGTGCAGTGGGCAAAGGACCGGGCGGCCGAGATGGTGGGCAAGCGGTTCGACGAGAACGGCCAGCTCGTGGACAACCCCGACGCCAAGTGGCGGATCGACGCAGACACGCGCAAGGGCGTGCAGGACCTGGTCGCCCAGGCGGAGCAGGAGGGGTGGAGCAACGACGACCTCGCCGACCGGCTGGAGAGTGATTACCTGTTCAGCGAGTCCAGAGCTGAGACCATCGCCCGCACCGAGACGGCCTACGCCGACACGCAAGGCAACCTCCTAGGCTGGCGCGAGAGTGGCGTGGTCGAGGGCGTGGAGAGCGTGCTGGGCAGCGAGCATGACGATGATGACGAGTGCAATGCAGCGGCCGACATGGGCGTGCAGCCGCTGGACAGCGACTTCGGAGGGTTGGGCCAGCCGCCCTACCATCCCCGTTGCGTGTGCGACCTGCTGCCCGTGGTGAAGGAGAGCGACAATGCTTAGACTCAGCGTGGGCAAGAACTGCTCGTGCAACTACCAATTCTGCGACCAGGACGGCCACAGCGTTTGTCAGATCATGGCCGACCACTACACGCGGCTCTGCGCGGCTGCCCAGGCGCTGTTGAACGTCCCCATCACCAAGGACGGGCCCGACCCCGTTGCGGCTTACAAGGCTGCTTTTGAGCTCAACGCGGTACTCAACGAAACCACCCCAGTTCACCAGTCAGGAGGCTGACCATGAAGACTCAGAAGTTCAAGCTGTACGGCGACCTCCAGAAGGTGGAGGAGCAGGACGACGGTACGCTCATCGTCAGCGGCATCGCCAGCTCCGAGAGCGAGGACAGCCAGGGCGAGATCGTCAAGGCCGACGCCATCCGCGCTGCCATCCCCGACTACATGCGCTTCGGCGCGGTGCGCGAGATGCACGGCGACATCGCCGCTGGCACGGCCATCAGCATCGAAGTAGATGACGAGGGGGTGACCAAGTTCGAAGCCCACATCGTGGACGAGGGCTCGTGCAAGAAGGTGCGGAACAAAGTTCTCAAAGGTTTCAGCATTGGCGGGAAGAAGACCCAGCGGGACACTCTCAACAAGAGCATCATCACGGGCATCAAGCTGACCGAGATCAGCCTGGTGGACCGCCCCAGTAATCCCGATAGCGTGTTCACGCTCGTGAAGATGGACAAGGAGGAGAAGGTGGAAGACCTCAAGAAGGGGATGTACGCGGTCAGCGACCTGGCCAGTATGCTCCAGGGCCTGAGCTACATGGTCCAAGGCTGCATCAACGAATCCACGTACGAGGGCGACCAGTCCCCCGTTCCCGCCAAGCTGAAGGAGTGGCTGGCTGCGGGCGTGGAGGTCTTCAACGAGATGGCCGCAGAGGAGAGTGCCGAGCTCCTGGAGCAGCTCAAGGCTGCGGAGGCTGCGGGCGACCTGCAGAAGGTGGGGCAGAAGTACAGCAAAGACACCAAGGCGAAGCTTGCCGAGGCGCACGACCACATCAACAAAGCGGCCGACTGCATGAACGGGCTCGGCTATATGTCCAAGGAGGACGACATGGAGAACGCAGCCAAGCCCGAAGACCTGAAGAAGGTTGAGGGCGTCATCAAGGAGAAGGACGACCTGCTGGCCAAGCGCGACGAGGAGCTGGCCAAGGTCAGCGCCGAGCGCGACGATCTCAGGAAGAGTGTGGAGGACCTCGGCGCGACGGTCGAGGAACTGACCGGCGAGGTGAACAAGCTACTCAAGAAGGTCGCCGACAACCCCAAGGGCGCGAAGTTCCAGGTCCCCACGGCGGTCGACAAGAAGGACGACGTCGGCATCGGCGGCAAGGAAGAGTCGATGAAGAAGTACGAGAAGGGCACCCACGATCCCGACTCCGCCAAGGAGGACATCCGCAAGGCCCTCCGCGGCGAGGCCATCAGCAACTAACCTTCCCGGCAATCCGGGACATCCAAAGGAGACCGCTATGCGCGGATCTGTTCAGGACACCTTGGATGCCGCGAAGGCGGCAATCCTCGACATCAGGGGGAGCGACAACCTCCGCAAGGCATTCAACCAGGCGCTCGGTCTGGTCAACTACGACCTTCAGGCTCCGGCCATCAAGCTGTACCCCGTGTTGTCTCCCCTTCGCAACCGCTGCCCCCGGGTCGCGGGCCGAGGCGACACCGCCACGCGCTGGAAGACCATCACGGGCATCAACACAGCTGGCACCAAAGGCGGAGTGAGCGAGGGGCAGCGGGGCGGAGTGATCACCACCACGACCGCGAGCCTCACCGCAGCGTATATCGGCCTGGGTCTTGAGGACTACGTGACCTTCGATGCCGACTACGCGGCCGAGTACTTCGAGAATGTGAAGGCCGACGCGACCCTCGGGTTGCTCCAGTCCTTCATGATCATGGAAGAGAACATGCTGCTCGGCGGCAACGCCAGCACGGCCCTGGGCACCACGCCCACGCCCAGCCTGACCGCTGGCAGCGCTGGCAGCATGGCCACCCAGGCGGCTGCGAGCGTGATCTGCGTCGCCCTCAGCTACGACGGCTACAAGAACGCGACCGTCGCGGGTGGTGTGGTGCAGACCATCGCGAGGACCAACGCTGACGGCTCCAGCGACACCCTCAACGGGGGCACGGCGATCAAGAGCGCCAACGCAACCGTGAGCGTCACGGGTACCACTGGCAGCATCGCGGCCACGGTCACGGCCGTCAAGGGCGCGTTCGCCTACGCCTGGTATTGCGGCGCGACCGCTGGTTCCGAGAAGCTCGCGGCCATCACCACTATCAACTCGGTGGTCCTCACGGCCTATGCCACCACGACCCAGGCTGCCAGCGCCCTCGCCAGCACCGACTACAGCGACGACGCCACCTACCAGTACGACGGCTTCCTGTACCAGGCGCTGAAGAGCGGCTCCAACGCTTACTTCAAGAGCCTGGCCACGGGCACTGCGGGCACGGGCACCCAGCTCACGAGCGACGGAGCGGGCGGCATCACCGAGCTGAACGACATGTTCCAGACCATGTACGACACCCTCCGGCTCGGCCCCACGCGCATCCTCGTTAGCTCGCGCGAGAGCCGGAACATCTCCAACCTCGTGGTGAAGAACGGTGGAGCCCCCCTGATCCGCCTGAACATGGACGCCCAGTCCCCGCACGGAGGCATCAGCGCGGGCGCCATGGTCACCGAGATCCTCAACCCGGTGACGGGCGAGGTCATCCCCATGGAGACCCACCCCTACCTGCCCCAGGGCACGCTGCTCGCCATCAGCGACCGCATTCCCTACCCCCTCACGGGCGTGGGGAACGTGTACCAGATCAAGGAGCGGAAGGCCTACTACGCGACCGAGTGGCCGCTGAAGACCAGGAAGTGGGAGTACGGGGTCTACAACGACTCACTCTTCCAGCACTACTTCCCGGCCTCCATGGGCATCATCGCCAACATCGCCCCGTAACCACGCGGCTCTTCGGGCGGGGCGGCTACCCTCAGCGCCCCGCCACAGGGAGGACAACATGAAGATGAAGCACCCCAGCACTAGGAGCGCGTCCTTCGGCGGTCAGCAGTTCGACATCGGCGAGGACGGTCTGTTCGAGATCCCTACCGAGTTCTTGGAGCCAGCGCAGGAGCACGGGTTCTCCGGTGTGCAGGAGGAGAAGGAGGAAGAGTCCGAAGAGAAAGAGCCGGAGCCGGGGCTTCCGGCGATCCTCATGTCCCTCCACCCTATCAAGGACAAGACGAACAAGGACCTGACCGAGTTTGCTGAGGAGACCTTCTTCCGCGTGCTCAGCGGTAACAAGGACAACCGCATCGCCCAGCTTTTTGCGCTGGCCGAGGAGTTCCCCGAAGGTAACAAGGAGCAGAAGTGAGCGACCTGACCACGCTGGCGAACGTCAAGGCCTACCTAGGCCTGAAGGGTGCGCCCATCGCGGGCATCACCCAGGCGAACCCTGGCGTGGTCAACGCTGTGGCGCACGGGCTGGTGACGGGCCAGCAGGTAGGCCTGAGTGGGGTTGTGGGCATGACCCAGGTGAACGGAAACGTGTACACGGCCACCAAGGTCGACGCCGACCACTTCAGCATCGGGGTGGACACGACCGCCTTTACGGCCTATTCGTCCTATGGCTTCGCCAGCAGCGACGACCCACTGCTCAGCAGGTTCATCACGGCTGCTAGCCGGTGGGTCGAGCAGTGGTTGTCCCGCACCATCCTGACAGCTACGTACACGGAGACTCGTGACGGTAATGGCGGAGCCAAGTGGTTCGTAGGGGACGGCCCCATCCAGAGCGTGACTAGCGTGACCGTGGGCGGGGTGCTGGTGCCTGCCACCAACTACGTCTTCAGCGGCGACGTGATCACCTTTATCAAGGGAGACACCTTCGCTCGCGGGCTGATGAACTGCACAGTGGTCTACGTGGGTGGCTACACGTCGGTTCCCCTGGACCTGGAGGAGTCTGTCATCGAGATCATCGCTCTGCGGTACCGCGAGCGCAGCCGCACGGGTGAGGTGAGCAAGAGCGTGGGCGGGGCGGAGACGGTCAGCTACTCGCAGAAGGACGTCCCCGAGGACGTGAAGACCAACCTCAAGCAGTGGCGAAAGGTGGTGCCCGCATGAGCGACGGCCTTGACGTCCGCGTAGTCGGTCTGGAGACTCTCAAGCGCGACATGCTCGCGCTGGGGAGCAAGAAGCGCATGGCCCTGCTCAAGGAGGTGAAGCTCCTGACCATCGAGCTCCAGCGCAAGGTCAAGGACGAGAAGCTCAGCGGCCAGGTGTTGAAGAACCAGACGGGCCGCCTGCGGCGGAGCATCACGCAGAAGGTCATAGACACCGAGGACAACATCACGGGCCTCGTGGGCACCGTGGTGAACTACGGCGCCTACTGGGAGCGCGGGTTCGATCGCAAGGTGGGTGCAGGGGCGCGGGGCGGTCCCCGCACGCTGGAGACTCCGGGAGCGTTGGCGAAGTACTTCTCCGAGCATCCTCCTTCCATGAAGCACTTCGCCCCCAGGTCTTTCCTGCTCAGCAGCCTCGACGAGATGCGCGACCAAGTCCGCGCTCGACTGGTTAGTGTCCTCGATGGAGATCAGCTATGAGCATCGATCGCGTCGCCATCTACAACGCCCTGGTCACCCGTCTTCAGGGCATCGCGGGGTTCAAGAGCGTGAGCAACAAGTGGAGGCATTGGGATAATGTGCTGCCCGAGGAGCAGCCGGTCGCCCTCATCCCGGTCGGAAACGAGAGACCCACCCAGTCGCGGGGCCTGCCCACGGGCTGGCGCATCGAGACCGCTCTGTGGGTGTACTGCAGGAACGACGCGGACCCCCAGGCTGCCCCCGGCCTACAGCTCGCGGCCCTGCTCAACGCTGTGGAGACCGCGTTCGAGTTACAGCCCAACGAGAGCAACAAACCGAACAGTCCGTACGCGACCACGCTGGGCGGGACGGTGGAGCACTGCTGGATCACCGATGTAACCACGGACGAGGGAATCTTCGAAGGCCAGGCGGTCGCGAAGGTGAGCCTCGAGATTCTCACCACAGCCTAGGAGGGCACCATGAGTGACTGGAAAGAGAAGGGCGAACAAGAACTCGAGAAGATCGAGGAGAAGGTCAAGGAGCTGCCCTCCGAAGTCGAGGAGGCCGTGGAACACTGGTTCCGCGATCACTTCACCGGCCCCGGGTCCGTCCCCGGCCACATCTACAACCACTGCTACGAGGCCAAGGAAAAGCTGAAGAAGCTCCTTGCCTCCCACTTCTAGGAGGCTGACATGCAAGCTAATTTCGGCATCGGACAGGTGGTCATCGAGACCTCCACCGGCCCCGTCCAGCTCACCATTCTCAAGGACGTCGCGCTGGACATGGACCTCGGCTCCATAAAGGAGCTCCGGGGCCAGCTCCGCTACGCTCAGGCGCTCGGCCAGGCGGCTGGCAAGATCAGCGGCAAGGCCAAGACGCACCAGCTCTTCTCCACCATCATGGCCACGCTACTCGTCGGTTCTACCAGCGCGACCGGCACCACTACGGCCATCTTCCAGGAGAGCGCCACCATCCCGGGGACCCCCTACGCCATCACCGTCGCCCAGACGGCCACGTTCAAGGACGATCTCGGTGTGACCTTCGCGGCCACGGGCGTTCCTCTGATGCAAGTACAGAGTGGCACCCCCACAACGGGCCAGTACAAGGTCAGCGCTGCGGGCGTGTACACCTTCGCGGCTGCGGACACCACCCTCGCGGTCAAGATTAGCTACAGCTACACGATCGCGGGCGGGAACACGGTCACCTTGACCAATCAACTCATGGGCACGGCCAGCACGTTCAAGCTGATGCTCTTCAACGATACGGCCATCCACGGCACGACCAAGCACTGGGGTGTCAAGCTCTTCGAGGTCGCCTTCGACAAGTTCGCGTTCGGAATGAAGAGCGAGGACTGGGCGGAGCAGGATATCAGTTTCATCGCATCGGCCGACGCTGGCGGAAACGTCATCGAGTGGTACGAGTCGGAGTGACCACCATGAACTCTCTCAAGCTCAACGACGGTACCGAGGTCGCCCTACGCGCCCTCACGGCTAAGGAGGTGCGTCTCCACCTCACCGCTTACTTCGCGGGGGTGGAGGGGCTCTCTAGCAAGGGGTCCGAGGTCGCGGTGGCCGTGGTCGACAACACGGTCAAGTTCCTCTCCGCGGTCCTCGGCGTTCCCTCCGACGACCTTGAGGACCTGCCCATGCCAGACCTCAAGCAAGCCGTGGGAGATGTCATCCGGCTGACACAGGGAGGTCGGGAGCCCAAGGAGGGGGAAGCTTAGGCCCCTTAGACTGGGGCCGTCTCTACTCAATGATCATCACCACCACGGGATGGACCTTCCAGCAAATTGAAGACACCCCGTGGCCGGTGCTCCTGGACTTGCTCGACTACTGGAAGGAGAATCCTCCGCAACACCTTTTGATGAAGAAGCTCGTGGGGCTGCCCACGGGCTCCGCCCCTAGGAAGTTCGAACCCACCCCGCCGGACGCTGTCAAAGCTATGGTGAATGCCTTCACCGGAGGAAAGAAGTGAGCGACCAGCCCCGCCCAGTAGAAGTAGGCATCACCGCCAACGTGAAGGGCTTGGTGGACGGCTTCGACAAGGGCGCGGAGCACGTGGAGTCCGCCGTCGCAGGCATGAAGGGGGACCTGGGGTCCCTCAGCGACGCCCTCGGTAACATGTCCGTCAGCATGGTCGCCGGACTGGCTGTGGTCGGTCTGGCGATCGAGGGCGTCCACGAGGGACTGGAGTTCGTCAAGGACAGCGTCAAAGAGACGCTTGAGCTGGCAGAGAGCTACCACAAGCTCAGCTACGAGACGGGGCTGACTTACGACGAGTTGAACGCGGCGGACGCTGCTTTCAAGATGATCGGCGGTAGTGTGAACCAGCTTGAGGGCTGGGTCCGCTCCTCTACGCGGGCCATCAAAGCCAACGCGGATCAGCTTGTGGAACAGGGGTTGGCGACTAGCAAGGCAGAGCTTCTGTCGCTGCCATTTGAGGAATACCTCAAGCGCGTCGCCCAGCGAGCTGATGAATTCACCTCGGCCGGGGAGCGGAACCAGTTCATGCAGCTTGCTATGGGACGCGCGGGCGTGGCAGCAGGCGCTGAGATCAAGCGTTTCGTGGACAATCTTGAGGCGGGCAAAGCGGCTGCCGACGAGTTCGGAGTGAAGATCGGGGAGGACGCTGTTGAGGGGATGGAGGAGTTTCAGCGGGCCGAGGGTCGGCTGGGCACTGACAACCAAGCGCTCAAGGTGGCCGTGGGCGAGCAGCTCCTGCCCGTGCTCACCGAGTTCGTCACCTTCCTTGCAGACAACATGAAGCCCACAATCGACTTCGCCAGGACCAGCACGGCGGGTCTCCGGCTTGCCATCGCGCACCTCACGCACGACTGGTCCATGCTGACCACGGTGATGGACGTGTCTGCCCGCGTGCTCAAGGGTGACATATCCTTCAAGGAGGCGGACGCGATCGCCACTCGTAAGCTCGAAGAGGAGAACGCTAAGCTGGCATTGACTTACTCGGACGTGGTGACGTCACTTTCGAAAGCCAGCGCAGCGGGCGGGGCTGGGCCCAAGGGTTCAGATCACTTTGTCCCCAAGGATAAGAAAGGCCCCGACGAGGAACTGGCAGCCCTGAAGATCGAGTTCGAGAAACGCAAGGCCGCCGAGGAGGAGGTCCACACGTGGAGTCTTGCTAAGGAGGCTGAGTTCTGGTCCGCCAAGCTAGATGTGGTGACCAAGGGCAGCAAGTCTGAGTCCTACGCCTGGGAGCAGCTCAACAAGACCAAGAAGGAGATGCGAGTCAAGCAAGACGCGGAGGACAAGGCCGAGTTCGAGGAGCAGCTCAAGGACGCCCAGCACGACGCCGACTGGCGCGTAGCGATAGCGATGCAGGAGGCCGAGCGCGTCAAGGCTGTGAAGGGCGCCCAGTCCGCCGAGTACGTCAAGGCGCTGGGCAAGGTGCGCGAGGAGGAGCAGAAGCAGAACGACGAGCTGCGGAAGATCTGGGAGGTGCGCCAGCAAATGGAACGGGACGCCGAGCTCGCTGAGCTGGAGCTGCGGACTGAGGACATCAAGACGGCCAAGCAACTCTACGGCAAGAGCGACGCGGAGGAGCTGATCGCCCTACAGGAGCTTGAAGAGAAGAAGTACCAGATCATGCTCGCTGCCTCCCGCGAGCAGGCTGCTCTCGAGCTGGACCCCGTCAAGCACCAGGAGAAGCTCTCGGCGATTGAGAAGCTGGAGCAACAGCACACCCTCAAGATGACCCAGATGAACGACCAGCTCGTGCTCGCTCAGCAGAGCAAGTGGAAGGGGTACTTGGATAGCGTCACCTCCGGGTGGGCGTCCATGTTCGTCTCCATGAGCAATGCGGGAAAGTCCTGGTCTGAGAAGTGGGCCGCTATCATGAAGGACGCGGCTGGCAAGTTCGAGGAGATGGTCCTCCAGATGGCCCTGGACTGGGTGAGGGCCGAGGTCATCAAGTTGGCATCCAGCAAGGCTACCGCAGCGGCCACGGTCAGCGGCAATGCGGCCGAGGCAGGCAGTGCGGCCATGGCCAGCGCTGCGCAGGACGGTCCCTACGGCTGGATGATCGCCATTGGCGCGGGCCTGGCCGTGTACGGAGCCGCCAAGGGCTTGCTGAACTCAGCAGCCGGGGGATGGGACAACGTCCCCAGCGATCAGCTCGCCATGATCCATAAGAATGAGATGGTGCTTCCTGCGTCTCTAGCACAGAGCGTCCGTCAGGCGGCTGCGGGCGGGTCGATGGGCGGGGGCAACATGACCAACCACTTCTACATCCAGGCGATGGACGCCCGTAGCTTCGAGGGGTTCCTCCACCAGAATACCGGGGCGGTCGTGCGGGTTGGCGCGAGCGCGGCGCGTAGCTTCGAGCGGGGTCGTCGATGAGCCAAGCCATCTTTCCCACCTTGCCGGGCATCGTGTGGCCCGTGGGTCGCAAGCCCGTATTCTCCACGCAGGTGAACAGGGCCGTCAGCGGCAAGGACACCAGGTTCGGATTCTACGCGGCCCCCGTGTGGATACGGACGCTGTCCTTCGACGAGGGGCGCGGAGGCTTCCTCACTCAGACCCATTACGACACCATCGTGGCCTTCTTCATGTCCCGCTTGGGGGCACTGGAGTCCTTCCTCTTCAACGACGTCCTGGACAACACGGCGACGACAGAGAACTTCGGTACGGGGGACGGGGCGACCACGGCCTTCCAACTCCGACGGTCCCTCGGTGGCTTCTACGAGAACGTCAAGGATGTCAACGGCACACCTAGCATCTACAAGAACGGCACCCTGCAGACAGTGACCACCGACTACACGATCGGTTCCACCGGACTGGTGACCTTCACCGCCCCGCCCGCCGTCAACGCTGTGCTCACGTGGACGGGAGCGTACTACTGGCGCGTCCGGTTCGCTCAGGACCAACTCGACTTCGAGGAGTTCCTCTCAAAACTGCTTGAGCTCAAGACGCTCGAGCTGATCTCGGTGCTGTGATGAAGAGCGCATCTGCACAGCTCATCGCCCTGCTGAACAGCAACACGGAGTTCTACTACGCGGACCTACTCACCATCACTTTGACCACAGGCACGGTTCTTCGGTACACCTCTTGGCAGACGGACCTCGTGGTCGGTGGCCACACGTTCTCTTCTGACGACACTGGTTTCGTACGTCGTGGCATCAAGAGCGTGGTGGGCCTCACGGTCGACGCACTGGAGTTCACCCTGTGGGCTCCCATGACTACGCTGCTAGGCGGGGTGCCGCTGGCCCAAGCCATTGGTAGCGGGGCTTTCGACGGGGCCACAGTCCTCCTCGAGCGCGTGTTCATGCCATCCCCTGGTGACGTCAGCCCAGGCACCCTGTACCAGTTCGACGGCTACGTGTCCAACGTGAAGTGCAGCCGGAACAGCGCGGTCATCACCGTGTCCTCCCCCCTGCAACTGCTAGACACCATGATGCCCCGCAACCTGTACCAGCCGGGGTGCTGGAACACGCTCTACGATACCGGTTGCGGGGTGGTGCGGGCCACCTTCCTGGTGAGCGGGACGGTCTCCTCTGGGTCCACCAAGTTCTCGCTTCACACCAGCCTCACCCAGTCGGATCACTACTTCGAGCTTGGGACCATCACCTTCACCAGTGGACAAAACACGGGGGCCTACCGCACGGTGAAGACGTACCTCAACGCAAGCGGAGAGGTGGACTTTGCCCTGCCTCTGCCCTACGCACCCACCACGGGGGACGCCTTCACCATCGTCCCCGGTTGCGACAAGACCCTAGGGTCCCAGGGGTGCGCCAAGTTCAGCAACACGGCTCGCTTTAGGGGCACGCGGTTCGTACCCACTCCGGAGGCTGTGCGATGATAGCCCAGATCTCTACCGAGCAGGAGCAGCGCCAGGCAGTGGTGGCCGCTGCCAAAGGCTGGCTGGGCACCCCGTACCACACCCACGGTCGCGTGAAAGGTGCTGGTGTGGACTGCGGGATGCTACTGCTGGAGGTGTTTCGCGAGGCTGGCGTGCTGCCAGAACTCGACCCAGGCTACTATCCCGCCGACTGGCACCTTCACCAGACCTCTGAGCTGTACCGGGGGTGGGTGGAGCGGTACGCCCGTCCGCTTTCACCTGGTGAGAACCCTTTGCCTGGCGACATCGCGCTCTTCCGCTTTGGCAAGACGGTTTCTCACGGAGCTGTCGTCGCCGAGTGGCCAGTGGTGATACACTCATACATCCGCGAGGGCGTGGTCTACGCTGACGCTACCAACGGTCCCCTACAGAACACCTTCGAGGGTTGCTGGCGCATGCGGGGGTGGGTGTGAGCGGTCTCGGCAGTTGGCTCGGCTTTGGGTCCAAGACGGTCTCCACCACGGAGCAACAGCTTCTTGGCATCCAGGGGATGACATCAGTCTACGGCAAGCCCGTGCCCATCGTTCACGGTCGGTCGCGCATCGCGGCCAACGTGATCTACTACAACGACTTCACGGCCATCCCGCACACCAGCTCCACGGCTGTGGGTGGTAAGGGCGGAAAGACCACGGTCAGCCAGACGGACTACACGTACACGGCAGCGGTAGCGCTCGGGCTGTGCGAGGGGCCGGTGATCAGCTTCCAGCAGATGTGGTCTGACAAAGACAAATACGCTGCGGACGGCTGGTCCAACTGGTCCACCTTCTTGGGGGCTTACGGACAGAGCGCCTGGACCTACTTGACCTCGAACCATCCCTCAGACGCCGACCCCTACAGCGGGCTCGCCTACGTGGCCATAGGAGCCTACGACCTCGGCGCGTCAGGCGCGATGAAGAATCAGAGCGTGGAGGTTCAGGGTCCCTACGGATTCAACGTGGGTGGTGGGATCTACGACGCGGTTCCCTCCGACTCCCTGACCGACTATCTCACTAATGCCACCCACGGGGCGGGATTCCCATCCTCCAAACTAGCCTCTTGGACAGACTTCTACAACTACGCAGCGGCCCTGGGCATCTTCATCGGCCCCGCCTGGGACACACAGCGGGCAGCGCGGGAGGACCTGACCGAGGTGATCGGCGCCTGCAACTGCGAGTTCGTCTGGTCTGAAGGCCTGCTCAAGGTGATCCCCTACGCCGACAAGGACGTGACCGGCAACGGCCACACCTACGTGGCCAACACTACCCCAGAGTACGACCTCACCGACGACGACTTCCTGCCCAACTCTGGTCGATCGTCCATGACTCCCAGTTCGGGGGAGGCGGTCGACCCCATACAGATCACCCGCAAGACCCAGGCGGACGCGTACAACTGCATGCAGATCGAGTTCCTGGACCGGACCCAGGACTACAACCCAGCGATCGCCGAGTGGAAGGACCAGGCGAACATCGATGCCTTCGGTCTGCGCCAGCCCAGCGGAGGACCCGTACGGGCGCACTTCATCCACGACATGGCCATCGCCCGCAACGTCATCCAGCTGATCGGCACGCGCCAGCTCTACGTGAGGAACGTGTACGAGTTCAACCTGTCCTTGCGGTTCGGTCTGCTGGAGCCCATGGACCTGGTGAACATCGTGCTGGTGGACTCGGGGGCGTGGGGCACGTCTCCCTTCGGCCAGCAGGCGTGGGGTGGCTTCTACAGCAAAGTCACCGTTCGTCTGACCGAGGTGACGGAGACGGAGCAGGGAGCGCTCGCGATGGTGGCTGAGGAGTGGCCCTTCGGCGTTGCCAACGCGACGCAGTACGGACACTCCACCGGCGGGGGCTACGTGCCGGACACGCAAGTCGATCCAGGCAACGCCAACGTTCCCGTCTTCTTCGAGCCTCCGCTCCAGCTCAGCGACTCTGGCCAGCCGGAACTGTGGGTGCTCGCCAGCGGTGGAGCGCTGTGGGGTGGGGCCTACGTGTGGGTCAGCACGGACAACGCGACGTACCAGCGGGTGGGGTCCATCCTCGCCGGGTGCAGGTACGGCTCGCTCACGGCCACGCTGGCCAACCACGCCGACCCAGACACGACGAACACGCTCGCGGTGAACATCAGCACGAGCGGGGGCATCCTGCTCACGGCCACGGCCACCGACTACAACGCGCTCGCCACTCTGTGCGTCGTGGGCAGCGGATCGGGCACGGAGATAGTGGCCTACGAGACCGCGACGCTCACCAGCGCTGGTCATTATGATCTTACCACCCTCCGCCGCGCCTTGTACGGCACCCCCGCAGCCTCCCACAGCTCCGGTGCTGACTTCGCCCGGCTGGACCAGACGCCCTTCAAGTACGTTCTTCCTCCTGGTCTCGCTGGGCAGACCATCTACGTCAAGCTACAGAGTTTCAACTCGTGGGGCGGTGGGCTGCAGGACCTGTCCGGTCTCACACCGAGCACACACGTCGTACTCGGTGCCAACCCCTACGCCAGTCCGACCAGCGTCACACTGACCATCACCAACATCTAGGAGGCGACCATGCGACCAATCGACACCGGCGGGGGCGGCTCCCTGGGGGCAGACGGCACGACGTCGCTGAGCCGCCAACAGTTCAGCGTCGCGTGGAGCTACACCGAACCGTGGCCCACTGGCAATTTGCTCCATTTCGAGGTTCGCGTGTTCCTCGGCACCGACCCCACCGACGACACTCAGTACCTCTTCCCACCCCAGATTGTACCCCCGGCGGAGCGGGCTTGGGTGGGTGTGCTTACTTCGGCCAATGCTTATACGACGGTCCACGCTGCGGTGAAAGCCGTCTACAACTACTAGGGAGCCGCCATGGGCCGCTACACAGCACACTTCAGTTTCTACGTTCCCGCAGCCGGAGAGACTGGCTGGGACGTCACCATAGGCACGTTCTTCGACGCGGTGGATCGAGACCTCACCGCTGTGGTGAAGGGAGACATCCCACCGACCACAGCCAATGCTTTCGATGATGAGTTTGATGTGGACACAGGCCCCTCTGGTTCGGCTGTGTGGAGCTGGCTGAACCAGGGCGCGGCGACCTACACCATCAGCAACGGACAACTTGTGGTGTACGACCCCACGGCGACGGGCGCAGCTTCTCTCAGGAGTTTGATAAAGCCTATCTCCGGCACCTTCGACGTGAGTTGGCCGGTGATGATCCAGGGCAACAACATGGGCAACTTCTCCGGATGCTATGGCGGCCTCTACGATTCTGGATCAGGCAAGCTCCAGACGCTGCGGCTGGCTCACAACGGAGGATACTGTGGGGTGTACCGAGATAACTGGACAGACTCCAACACGCTCGCTAGCCAGACGTCTGTCGGCTTTGGTCCATGGGACGGATTTCTGCGCGTGAAGCTCGACTCCACGAATCTTACGTGGTACTTCTCGCGCGACGGAGTGGAGTGGACACGGATGTTACAGGAGAGTAAAACGGCCTTCCTCCCAGCCATCACTCATTTCGTCCTCGGGGCTCTGGCCGCGAACACCACGGCCGGAAACAAGGGGATCATCCGCTGGGTTAGGAGGGTCTGATGGGTGACTCGGCCTGGGCACAGAACGCCACACCACAGAGCGTGACTCCGGTGAGCACTGCGCTCGTGCCGGAGTCTGCATTGGCCTCGCTCATCGTGGGGCTGAACCAGGTCAAGGCGATCTACTCGGGATCGAACCTCACCATTTCCAGCGGCCCTTCATCGTTGACCGCTGACGGCACCAGCATCAGCTCTGGTGACACGTTCTGGGCGAACTCGCAGACCAACCCTGCGCAGGACGGTCCCTGGATCTACCACGGGTTCCACAACGCCTTCACGCGCCCTGCCTGGTTCGCCACGGGGACCACGTTCCCGCCCAACATGCTCTTCTACTCTGGTGCCGGTACGGTTTTCGGTGGTCGCATCATGCGCGTCGTCCGCAGCACTAGCGGGGTCGTGGACACGGATGCTACCTTCCCCGTCGCTCCGTTCCCGTATTACGCGTCGGACGTGACCAACCTTTTCTCAATGACCATGCCCGCAGTGCAGGCTCGAATCTGGATGGGGTGAAGAGATGATATTCCTAGACACTACGGGCAAAGACCTAGAGATAGTATTGGCGGGAGCGCCAGGAACACAGCTTCCTTGGACGGTAGGGTACAGCGAGCAGGCCTCAGACAATTCCACCTCCGCTGGTAAGAGTGCGGACGGAGTGACGAACAGTACGACCGCAGTGGTGATGGTTGCGGCCCCCGGGGGTAGCTTGGTCCGAATCCCGCTTCGGTTCTCTGTGTGGAACGCGGACAACGCAGCGGCCACGGTCACCATCCAACTCAATGATAGTTCGACTCTGCGCGTGGTCATGAAGGTGACGCTCCAGCCTGGTGACAATCTACTGTGGTCGGCGGGGTCAGAGCCTACGGTCTTGGATTCTTCTGGTAACGTCAAGGGCCGCTACTTCGCCAGTCCGCTCACTCCGCCCGACGGGGGGACGGGCTTGGTCTCACCCATCGCGCACACGTTTCTCGTCGCACAGGGCGCGAGCGCGATGACGGCCATGGCCGTTGGCACCAAGTACCAGGTGGTGGTGGGTGTGACTTCTGGGGATCCCGTGTGGTCCTCAGCACTTCCGTTGATCGATCAAGCTGACCCCTCCCAGCCTTCCTCCGGGTACGGTCTCCTCTATGGGTACACCCAAGTCGGCTTCTCGATGCCTCGGTATTACGCGGGGGCTGACGCAGTGCCGTTCTCCCTCCAGCCGTGGCTCGCGGGTAGGGCCAACGCCCGTTTGGTGAGCAGTGGTGGGGCTGGCAACAGCGGAGCAGGTATCGCCAACGTTAGTCTATCTGGAACTCTTGCTGCTTTGGCCCCCACGTTTGGCACGTACAAGGGGCAGTGGCAGCGTAACAAGCTCCCGGGCACTGGCTCTGGTACTGGTGTTGGTCCCTGCACCATGACTGCAGTCGCCAGTAGCTCTAAGGGAATGTGCTGGCGCGGCAACGGAGCAGGGCTTGGCGGTTTCGTCTACGTTCAGGAATTCTGTCTCGGCACCAACACCAACGGAGCGATGGGGTTCTTCGGACTTCGACAGTCCACCACAGCAATAGGAAATGCGGACCCTAGCAGTCAGACGAACATCATCGGCCTTGGTTTCGATGCAGCGGACTCCTCCTCAGGTAACTGGATCCTCATGTACAACGACGGGACTGGCACGGCCACTCGTACCGACCTTGGATCCAGCTTCCCTCGCAACACCACCGACCCCATCCGACTCAAGATAGGGTGTTCCCCTAATGGGTCTACGATGACGGTAGAGGTGACCAATCGTGCGACCGGCGCGGTCTACGCCCCGGCTGCTCTTTCTTCTGACCTTCCTGTGAACACCGATGGATTCTGCGGTTTCGCAGAGCTGAATAATCGGGCTACTTCCGGCACCACTCAAGAAATCCACTATGGCACTAACGAATTCTCTGTCGAAACCGACTACTGAGGAGCCGTCGTGACCCCGCCCATGGAGCCACACCACGTTGAAAAAGCCGCTGACGAGGCCAAGAACCTAGCCGCTTGGGCAGGGTACCTGACTGTGCTCGGTACGTTCCTCTACGGGCTGTGGCGGTACCTGCTGAAGCAGCCCGCAGCATGGTTGTGGAGCAAGACCGTGGGCGAGTGGTGGTTTCTCCACGTGAACCGGCGAGAAGAAGCCAAGGCCACAAAGCGACGGGAGAAGGAGGATCGGGAGCGCGAGCGCCAGCTCATCTCCGGGATAAACACCACTCTCGGTAACTTGAAGGACGAGTTCGGAGAGTTCCGCACCCATCAAGAGAAACGGATGGAAGACCTGAGCGAGGGACAGTCGCGCGGACAGAACCTGATGCACACCTACTGGCTGAGCGACCACGAGGCTCGGTTCGTGACCGATGCCCAGGGCAACTGCCTGGCCATCAACGACGCCTTCCGTAACCTCACTGGGTGGACCCTGGATCAGCTACGCGGCAAGGGTTGGAAGAATCTTATTCCACCTGATCAGTTGGATGAAGCCGAGGACTGGTGGAAGCGCATCATCGAAGACCAGCTCAGCTTCGCCGCTCGCGACGCGGTCTACGTTCACGCCCTTACTGGAGAGCACATTCCTGTGCACGTCACGGTCCGAGGTGTCCGCGGCAAGACTACCATCTTCCAGTGGGCTGGCAGCGTCATACCAGCAGGAACGATCCCCGGGCAGCGGATGGGGGAATGCACAATTCCACCGAACTGCCCCATACACAAGGAGAGCGCACGATGAGCGAGTTCAAACCAGCCTTCCAGTTCATGGCCCCACACGAGTGGAATCACTTCCAGAACTACACCAACACGCCCGGAGATCCCGGGGGCCCCACCAAGTACGGCGTCACCCTGAAGACGCTGTCTGGCGAGGGCACCCTGTACGACCTCAATCACGACGGGGTGGTGAACGCAGAGGACGTGAAACTCCTCACCGAGGAGGACGCCGAGCCGTTCTACGAGCGACGATACTGGAACGAGCCCAAGTTGCCCCTCATCAGCCCACAGCTTGTGGCGTCCAAGGTCTTCGACATGGGTGTCAACCTGGGCCCCCAGCGGGCGATCATGTATCTCCAACAGGTGGTGAACAGCTTCGGCGGTCAGCAACTCCTGGTGGACGGACGCATGGGGCCCGCGACCGCCAAGTTGGTTGATTCACTCGACCCACAGCGCGTACTTGACGGGCTGTGCGCTGTGCTGGCGCATCACTACATGGCATGGATTGATCACGACCCCCACGACCGCGAGAAATTCCGCACTGACCTACTTGGCCGCGCCAAGTCCCTGCCCCCTGAGGAGGCTGCATGAGTTTCGATTGGAAATCCCTGGTGAAGACTGCAGCTCCCATGCTGGGCACTGCCTTGGGCGGTCCACTGGGGGGCATCGCGGGCAAGCTGCTCGCTAACGCCCTTGGGGGCGACCCCACCAAGGCCACGCCCGACGACCTGGCCAAGCTCGTGCAAAATGTAACGCCCGAGCAGCTCCTGGCCCTCAAGCAGGCGGAGCAGCAGTTTCAGCTACAAATGGCCGAGCTGAACATCAAGAGCGTGCAGGACCTGGAGGCGCTGGCAGCCGGAGACCGCGCCAGCGCACGGGAGAGAGAGGTGCAGGTGAGGGACTGGACGCCCCGCCTACTGGCCTACGGGGTGACCCTGGGCTTCTTTGGGTTGCTGAGCTACATGCTCCGGCACGACGTACCCACAGCAAACAAGGACATCCTCAACGTGATGCTGGGGTCCCTGGGCACGGCTTGGATCAGCGTGGTGACCTACTACTTCGGCTCCAGCAGCGGGAGTGACCGCAAGACCGAGCTGCTCGCTCAAGCCCCCTCGACCGACAAGTAGACAGGTGGAAATCCTGAGGTGGGCTCGTTCTGGTTCATCAGTTCGTCCATCGCCACACGAGCTGTCGTAAGCTGGTCCATGCCTGACCAAGTGGCTAGGCAAACGACAATGCTGCGCTCGCACCCCTTGAGTTCACTGTAAGTACAGAACTTCTCGGCCATGGGTTCGAAACCCGGAACGTGACGCAAGGGACGGATGCGCCCCTCCTTGAATTCCTCTGTCAACTTCTCCAAGAAATGGCTGGCCTTTTCTAGATCTTGGAAACCGTTCTTCCTCCTCCACCGGGAAACGTACTTGGTGATCTGCCCCTCCAAGTACCTGTTGTCCAGGCACCTGACCACAAAATCCCAATGTTGGAATCCGGACTGGTAGTGTGAACCTCCTACTTGTCGTTCGTTAGCTTGCGGCACGGGAATCCTCCTTTCTGGTGATCCAGGCTGTGCAGGCTTCTCTCCAGTCTTCTGCTTCGATACTGGCTGCCCACGCTGCTCCACTGCTCTTTAGCGTCTTGCGGTGATGCCAAGCCATGTACATCGGGACTGCGGTATTTTTGAAGAAGGGATCGATGTACTCGTATTCCACGTTGAGGGGGTTGTCGAGGAATGCCTCAAGATCCTGTAGCCAATGGTGAATGGCCACGCGAACAAGTGGGCTGGTCTTGACTTCTCCCAGTTCGTAAAGGTCATTCTGGCTGGCATCCAGGACCATGTCTTGGATCTTAGATTCTGACAGGACGTGAGTGTAGAGGTGGAGGTTGTTGCTCATCTGGCGATACACGCCCACGGGGATGCCCACCCACGCGGCGAGGAACTCCTGTAGGATGCTGAAGTGCACAGCATTCGCCCCATAGGCTCCCCAGAGGATATCGTTGCTCCTACAGCACACGGTCATATTGAGCCGGTGATTGCGAGCGTCGAAATAGACATGAGTGTTGCAGGGCACGTCTTTGCCATCACGTCCCAGATCCTGCGTCACGTCCCACATTCCTAGCACAGCCCGGCGGCTGTTCGGGTTGCGGGTGAGTTCCTCCGCAAGGACCATGAGCTGATCAATCCCGAAATGGGTGCGCCAACGATGGCCGTAGGCCCCGTGTAGAGTCACTCCATCGTCACTAAATCCGGCAAAATTCTTGTTGAACCGCAAGGGCCAGTCAAGATCGTTGCGGCCACCGATCATCCACAAAGCCTCCATTAGGTGGAAGAAGGGATTGGCATTCCGTAAGGGACTGAACAAAACGCGCTGAGTGGGGTGGCTGTAGACTGTGGTCACGGGGGTGGGGCACACCAGCACGGGGCCGTTACGGCTGGTTTCTTTATGGCCGTTGCACTTCACCAGCCAGAGCGCGTCGGCCAGCGCCTTGTTCACATTCGTTGACAATAAGACTTCCATAGATCACCCCTTTCCTGGGTAGAGAGAACGTGGGCGACCTTCACCCAGCCGGACTCTTTCGTACTTGTCGAATTCACACAGACAGTTCTGAAGATCCTGAGCATGAAGCTGTGGCATCCCCGCCCTACAGATTAGATGGACGACCTCATTGTGGAGCCTGCACAGATTGTAAAGCCAGTCCACTTCTTTCCACGGGTTTTCTACTGACAATCCAAACACACGGTTGAGACCTCTCCGGCTGCCCGGCCCGCTGGCCGCCCAGGTGAGCCAGTCCTCAGCGCTAAGTAAGGGCTCCACGTACTTGAGATCTGCGACTACCTGGGCAGCCATGAAGCTGCCTAGGCCATCGTACTTGGTAAGCTTAGCGTGGTAGCTGGCGAGTGTGTCTCCCTTCTTAGGGCGTAGATCCTTACGAGCTCCCCACAGAGGGGTGAGTACATGCTGGGCTAAGTAGATGGCTTTGTCCATCCGATATCCGTTAGTGCTGACGATGTAGGCCCCGCTGTAGGTTTTGAGCCTCGCTTCCTGGCGCCCGTGGATAACTTCGCAGAATAGATCCGCTCGCCACTGTCCACGACTGTTGATAGGGAACCCTATATCATAGAGGGTGTCTGGCCAATTGAGAAGACGTGCGACCACCATGGCGAACCACAGATCAGATTCAAAAGGGTGTCGGTCTCTCCAATTCGCGGAGATCCACTGCGTCACCGTATCTAACTCTCGGTACACGTTGCAGAAACGGTAGGACTGGAGGATCTCATCCTGCGTCCAGGGTTTGGGCATTCCCCGCTCTCTGCGATCCCAGATCAGGTATCGCTCACGGATGAAAGCGAAGAGGTCATCGGTTCGCATTGTATGCCTTCTTCCATGACACGACAACATCTGTGCGGGTCTGGCCGCCCCACGCGGTTTTGGTGGTCTTCTCCACCAGTCGGACGAAATCAGGATGGAGCCTATGTAGTCCAATGGCCCCCTCCATCTGCTTCTCCATGGTGCGGTAGGTACTGCATCCGCCGGGAGCGTTGCTGCCCCCCGTCTGATCCTGCACCCACTTGGTGATGGCCAAGCTAGGATAGCCCAGGCGCAGGAGCTGAAGAGCAACGTCGAAGTCCTCCATGACGATGATGCGATTGAACTTCACTCCATGCTTGAGCAGTACATGAGCGTCGTACCCCAGAGCGCGGAGCAGTCGTACGTTCTCCACATCACCATGCGTGAAGCGGTTACCACCCTCCCGGCTGAGTATGCCTACGTGTGCATGCCGCTTGAGCGCCTTGTCCACCGCTCGTACAGCGTCCACGATGTCCGCAGGCTCAGCGTCCACGAACTTGTCGGGCTCGTCTTCACGACGCTTGGCGAATGACAGATCATCGTCCAGCATCAGCAGACGACCGTCTTCGTTGTGGGCTGCGTGGTGCTCGATGATGAACTGGCGTGTGGGGCCGATGCCCTTGATGGTAGGGCTGGTGATCAAGACGTTGGGGTACCCCGTGTATCTATTCTTCTCCTCATAGGGAGCGACCAAGGTGGTGATGTCCTGAAGCTTCTTTGGCAGCGCCTGCCAAGTGCGCTGATTGTTGCAGCGACCTAGCGTGGGAATGTAAATTCTCATGCTGTCTCCTCAGTAAGAGGTTCTCTCACGGGCGTGGTGTAGGGGCCCTGTGCCTGTGCCCGGCGGATGATTCGCTTGGTATTAGCGTCTGGTTCTGGTAGTTCCTCCTTGCCACGGGGGTCGGGCAGTAGCCCCACGCGGTAGCTTGTGGCATCGCAGCCGTGGCACGGGCTGAACTCCCGGCGACCCTGGAGCAGCATCTGCCTGGCAGCCGTAAAGGCGGGTCCTTGCCACACCTTGAGCAGCCCGTCGGCTACCACGTTTCCACAACGGTAGACGCCTGGCCAATCGTTGCAGCACAGGGCCACGTTCCCATCCCAGCGGATGCTCATCTCTCGGAAAGGTTTGGCGCAGCGCTTTCCCTCTCCGTGGTCGTTGAGCGGCATCCCGCTGCCCGCGTGGTTGTTCAGATGACTGTGGGTGCCCTTGGCGGTCACGCTGATGTCTGCGATGATACTGATCATCTTCCAGTTGTGGCGCTGGTGGGGGTTGCCGGTAGTGTCGTCGGGGTAGTCTACCACAGGTACTTGGCCTCGGTACTGCTCACGGATCCTGGGGACGAGCGTGACGTTCTGGTAGTGGTCCAGCGCTAGGGTATTTAGACCCGCGTCGAACAGGCGGTCCACGTTTCGAGTGACGTCCCCTACCAGCAGACCGCCCCCGTTACTGGTGATCATCAAGTATGCCTTGGGCAGGTGCTTTCGGAATACCCCCACAATGGTTGCACGATCGGGGTTTAGAGTAGGCTCCCCGTGCATGGCGAACTCAACGCGGGGGCACCACCCCGCAGCAGCCATCTGGCTCGCGATGCTCTCCGCCAGCTCGATGGTCATCATGTCCTTGCCACGCTTCAGTTTCTGGTATCCTAGCGCGTTGATGCCACAGAACGTGCACCCCAGGTTGCAGCCCTGGACCATTTCAATCTGGACCGCGTAAGGGGGGTGCTGAGTGTAGGACATAGACGTCTCCTTTGCGTAACAAAGCCCCGTTGGTTAGGCGGGGCTTTGCGAGGTACCAGGTGCTTGACCTACTGAATGGTGATCACGCCCTTGGCGACGAGCCAGCCGAAGTCCATGCGCTTGTCGCTGAACTCCTTGTCCTTAGCGAGCGTGGCCGTGGCCTCGTCGGTGGTGGCCGACTCCGTGGCGATCTCGATCATGCGGGCAGTCCAGCTTCCCTCGCGACCGGTGATCTGGCAGTCCTTGACCGGCTTGATGGTCTTCCCCTTGTAGCGGGACTTGAAGGGGGTGTCCTCGCCAGCATCCTTCTTGGGGGTGGCCTTGGCAGGGACCGGGGTGGGCTTGGGGGTAGCCTTGGCGTCCACCTTCACGGGACCTTTGGCGGGAGCAGGCGCTGCCTTGGGCGCGGGCTTGGGGGCAGCCTTGGCAGGGGCTGAGGACTTCTTGGGTTCGGGCTTCTTGGCGGCCATTGTGGCTCCTGAAATGAGTTTGGTGAGTTGTTTGGCAGCACGATGCGTGACCACCATGGTTTGGGTGCCCAGGAACTTCTGAGCTACCGTCTTCACATCATACCCCGCTAGGGAGTATTGGTACAGCTTTTGGAATCGTGGGGTGTCCCAGGTAACTAGGTCCACCTCTGTGCCGTTGTTTTCCACGAACGAGGTGTGTCGGTCGTCTCCCCACGCCACAACGCAGTGGCGATGGTGATCGCAGTACACTCCCGGCTCCATGGCCTACTCCTGCAAGCCAGGGACGTGGAAATTGGCGCTCTGCAGCTTGATGGCCCGGTTGTCCTTGAGCCAGTCGTGCATCCGGTGGATGCCAAAGCCATCGGCCCCGTGGAACTTGACGACAAGATCTCCTTCAGAAAAGTGGAATCCCTTGGGGCCATCGAAGGACTCCAGAGCGGTGAGGTGAAGGCTCCCCGGCTGGGGATTACCCATCCAGAAAGAAACCTCCAGGTGGGCGTGGACCGGAATAACGCGGGCCATGTTGTCTCCAAGCAGTTGCGGGATCGTCCGCGTGGCTCTTGCTGGACAACCCTGTGGGCTGTCCCGTAAACGTCAGTTCTTGGTGCTAGCAAAGATGTAGCGATTGTCCTGCCACATCGCCCACACTGTTTCGGTGATCTTGAAGGGTTCAGACTCCAGCATGTGAAAGCCTCTGACGCAGGCGTCCACGGTCATGTCCTTGGTAGGTACCACGCGGGGGAGGGTCTGGAACTTGGTGGGGGTCATTGCATCCTCCGCACCAGCAGAGCGACGACCGGTGAATAGCAAGGGTCGGCCCACCTGGGCAGTGCTTCGCGGTCACGGAGGCAGCGCACGGCCACGCTGTAGAACATGGGCTCATCGTTACGAGCCGCGATTCTCGCGCATCGGTATTCGTGCTTGAATTGTTCCCTGGTCATGTCCGCCCCTACTTGACGACGACGTAGCCGTGGTTGATGTCCCAGATCAGGTCGTCGCGCCGACCACCCTTCTGGAGGAACTGCTCCACGGTCTTGCTACCCATGTAGCGGCCGAACCGACGACGGGCCTTGGAACCGACCATCTTGGGGTTCTCCTTGACCGTGAAGGCGATCTTGGTTTCGAGGGGGAAGTTCGTGATCATGTTAGCTCCTGTTGGCGGTTTCGCCCTTGGTTGTTGTGGTTGGCACCTTGCCTTCCATGTGAACAAGAATACACCCATCCCAAAACCGCGCAAGTGCAAAATTGCACTTTTCTGAAAATATTTTTATCTAGACTTCTTGTAGTCACTTAGAGCTTTGAACAGGGCAGTCTGAACAGCCCCCCGTAGTAGTAGGGACTGGACCATGGCCCAGTCGATGGTCCCAAAGGCCAGGATGCGATCCACGTGCACCCGCTTTTGCGTGCTGCCCTGACGCCGCACACGGCGGTTGAGCTGATTGTAGAGCCTACGGTCCCACGTAGGGGTGTACCACACCACCCGATTGCAGGGGCTCTCTTGCAGGTTGAGGCCGTGGCCGATACTCAGCGGGTGACCCGCCAACAGGGGCAACTCCCCCGCGTTCCACGCCCTCTCCAGCTCCGCTGCCCTTTTGGGCGTCGTGCCCCCGCCTATGTGCGGCATGGTTTTACCAAAGGCGGTTTGTAGTCGCTCCAAGTCGTGGTGAAAATCGTACGCCACGAGGATGGGGCGGCCCTGGCTCTCGTCTACGATCTCCCGTAGTGCTTCCGTTTTGGCGTTGTGCAGCTCGATCCATTGCTCGCATTTGAGGGCAGGGCGTGTCTCTCCCAAGAGTTGTTTGTACAGGCCCCCCGCTGCAATCTGTCTACACTTCATGCTCGCGCTGGCTGCGCTGGCAGCCGTGACCGTGTGCTGGTCGATCGCGGTGAAGAGCTGCGCTTCCATCTCGTCATAAGCCTTTTGAGCCTTGGGGGGCAGGGTCACCCAGACGTCGCGCTCTATGAGCTCTGGCATGTCCAGGTAGTCCTCTGCAGCCATGCGGATGGCTAGGGGTTTGAGCTTCTCGTAGATCCTCTCCTCCGCGCCTGGTTTGGGGCGTAGCTCGAAGCCCCCGAACCCAGTGGAGTCGAAGTACTCGCGACGGAAGGCTGTGATGTATGAGCCAAAGGACCGGCCTAAGTCCACCACGTAAGTCTCTCCAAACAAGTCCTCCAGATGGTTCCCCACTGGGTCGCCCGTAAGACCATACCGCCGGGTGAACAATGGAAGCACAGGCTTGAGGATCTTGGAGCGGTCGCTCTGTGGGTTCTTGAACATGTCGATCTCATCTACGATGAGCATGTCGAACCCTAGGGATCGCACGCGCTTCATGTCATGCACCAGACTCACCTTGCCCGACGGGGTGCGCTTCTCGTGAATGCCGAAGAGCCAGCGCAGCCCCTCGGGGTTGATCACGTAGATGTCAGCCTCTCGCGCCAGCGCATCGTCCTTGTGTGGGCCGTGCAGAACCTCCACCCGCAGGTTCTTGAAGTCCTCCCACTTCTCCTGCTCTTTTGGCCATACCAGATAACAAGGGCGGAGAGGAGCGATCACCAAGATCTTCTTAGAAAGCCCGCGCTGACGCAAGACTTTAGCGACCCCGTAACTAATGGCCGTCTTACCTAGACCGGGATCTAGAAGAAGCAGCGCGGCCCCTTGCCGTAGCATGAAGGCCATTGTCTTTTGCTGGTATCTGTGGGGCACCCATTGCTTTTTTGATGAGCGCGATACCAGCTTCTTTGCTATCAATGACGTGGACGTCATAGTGTAGTCCTTCCAGCTCCTCGTGAGTGAGGGCTTGGCGGGGTGTGAGGGTATGTCCAGGGGCCTTGAACTCGATCAGTAAAGGTCGCCCCCCGGGAATCCAGAAGATGTAGTCGGGGAGACTATTGCTTTGGAACCGGGAACCTGTGCTGAGCTTATCTGCCCGCAGCCCTAGCTTCTTGGCGTAGTCGATCACAGGTTTTTGAACGTATCTTTTCTCAGTGAGTCTCATCCACCGTCTCCACTCGTCAGCATCGCACGCCCATGGGTCCAGCTATCTTTATATTCCTGGTGATATACTTCTTTTCATGATTTCTACCGTAGGTTCTAGCGGCCTTGTTGACCTTGCTGTGTACGTAATCCAGTTCCTCCTTAGTTACACAGGGCACGAACAAGCTACCTCCGACTTTCATCTGATCGAAGGGGTACACTCGACATCCTCCAGTCGTGATCCAAAGATGTGAGTTCACATCACGATTATCGGATTTTTCAATTTCTGGAATAGGAATTCCTTCCTCAACTGCGAACATCATAACCTCCTAGAACTTACAGGGGCCGCCATTGTCTTTGCGGAAGTGGCACCAGCGGCACGCTGCGCTAGGGGTTGGCGCAAAGCGCGTATCCACCAGCATGGCGCGTGTGTTGTTCACCCAGTTGTCCTTGAGCGTAGGGATGATTCCCTGCTCGAACTCACGCTTCTCCACCACACCCTTGTCCAAGTACCACAATTCAGCAGTGACCGCACGCAAGTGGGGGTTGCGGAGGAAGGCCCCCAGTGCGTAGAGCTCAAGCTGGGTGATGTGCTCTTCGTTGACTTTGCCAGTTTTGAAGTCCACCACACGGGCAGCGTGCCCCTTACGGTCCTCCAGGTATGCATCCGTCTTGATCCTGCAGAATACGTCGGCCGCGAACCAGCCCGTGGGCTGCCACGTTCTGGTAAACGCCCACTCTCCTTCACACTCCACGCTTCCTTTCTTCAACTCCTTGAACTCCTCCTTGAAGAGCTTCAGCTCCTCTGGAAGTTTCTTGAACATGCCCTCCAGGTAACTCTGTGCCAGAGCGTGAATGAGCGTACCACGCTCAGCCGCGGGACCGCTGGGCTCGGGGAGCTTGTCGATGAACTTGAGCTTGGCCTTGTACGCGCAAGTACGGTACGTCGCCCACCGGCTGTAGGACCAGGCGGTGATTTTCTCTATCTTTCGGATGGCCACAGGGGCTCCTCAAAAGCGGAACAGGGCCCACAACAGCCGCCTAAGCCAGCCGAGTGGAGTGGTGGGAACGCGCAACAGGCGCTTGGTGAATCCTCTTACCATGTCGGTTTCTTTTCTAATTCTCCCCAGTTGGGGCCGACCTCTGCCTCACTGAGCATGGCCACGTCGAACTCAACCATCTCCATCGCCTTGCGGAGAATGGCCATCTCTTCCTTGATGAATTTCTTGGGGCAGCTTATGTTGATTTCGTCGTGCACGGTAACAAGGAACCGACCGTGCTGTTTCATCTTGTCGTAGTTGATGATGGCTTGCTTGGTACAGTCGGCCGCGCTGCCTTGAATCAGGTAGTTCAACAGCTTGTACTCGAAGGTGACCATTCGTTTGTTGATTTCCTTGGGGTCCTCCACGTAGTACACACGCCCGCCCCAGGTGACAATGGGGCAGCCCTCCTTCGCTCCCTTCTTGATACCCTTATCAAGCTCCTTGAGACCTGGGATGGCACGATTCACAGCTTCCTGAATTCTCTTAGCCTCGTCCACCGTGATGTGGAGTTTCTCCGCTAGACTGCCGATCCCTTGGCCGTAGATTCTTCCGAAGTTGGTTTCCTTGATTACCTTTCGCTCGTAATCTACACCAAGGATATTCTTGACTTCGTCCTTTACGAATCCATGGACGTCGAGTTTGGGATCGTCAGCATAGGCCAGTCGAAGCTTCCCATCTTCAAAGTGAGCGAGGATTCTAAGTTCTTGCTGGCTGTAGTCCCGCTTACCAAAGAGGCAACCTTTGTCAGGTAGGAAGTATCTCCGAAGTTGAGGTAGTTGTGGCAAAGAGCGGATGTGAACGGGGTGGGCATATCCATCGTCCTTGTCGTCCCACGTTGTGGGCAAGTTCATGAAGTTAGGGTTAGAACTCAACCGACCAGTACGCGCCCCGCTAGTGCCCTTGCCCCCGCGTGCGTTGGGTTGGCGTACCTGGTTCCAGTTGGTGTAGACGCGACCCCCGCTGTGCTCGGCCATACCGCGCCAAGTGTGCATAAAGGTGCCCAAACAAGTGGACAATCGGTTGCGGTAGCCCAGGGCCCTTGCCACCTTTTGATCGTTGAACATGTCCGGCGTGAGGTTCTTCTTAGCCACGCTCTTTTGTGGTGTGCCTTTCTTTCCTCCGGACGTCATCACCCAGTCGGTGACGATGCCCAACTCGTCTAGCTTGTCGGCCAGGTCTTTGTCGCTGTCTATATTGAGGTCTGGTACCCCCAGTCTCTTCCGTAACCAAGCATCACACGTTGCCAGTGCTTGCTCATAGATCTTGATGTCCGCCTTGAGCAGTGGAAGGTCCACGCAGACACCCTCTTGCTCGTTGCGTAAAAGGATGGGCATGAGTTCACGCTCACGGTCGTAGGCCGGGAGCATTCCCGCCTGTTGGACCAGCGGGTAGAGCAGCTTGAAAAGCTTCTCAGTACGGATGACATCACCGTCCGCGTACTTTCCCACCAATCCTCCAGGAGCGCTGCCGATGTAGGCGCCCCATTGAAAGGGGCTGTCGTCCCCCGCAGCTTTCTTCTCCTCCCGCACCTGTTTCTCCAGGTTGGTGCGGACCCACTTCTCCACATCGGCTTGCTCTGTAGGAGCCATGCCTAGTAGACGCTCAGCACTGGGTTTGAGCTGTAAGTTCGGGGCATGTGGGTCATGTAGAAAGAGGAGGAACATGGTGTCGTGGATGTTCTGCCAGGGTAGCTCCGCACACCCCATCCACTCCATCGCCACGTCGTAGTCAAACTTGGCATTGTGGAACAGCAAGCCGTCGTGGTGCTCCCACGCATCCAGCAGAATCTGCTGTGCCTCGTTGAAGGTACAGTTGTTCTCGGTCGGGTGTCCCCAAGCGTAGTAAGTGCTCTTGCGATCACCAGGGCGCTTGATGCTGAACCCGACGGGCTTGGGTGGGTATGCGGGCCGCTGTTGAATTGGCTCGGTCTCGAAGTCAATGACTATTGGGCGGGGGATGGCCACTACACACCTTGTAGAGCGTTACGCTCACGGATAATTCGCAGACGGTTAGCACGACCGTAGATGCGAAGGAGGAATTGCTTACGGCACTTGCCGTTCTGCTCTTGCTTGAGCAGCTTCCAGCACTCCTCCTCCGTCATCGTACGGAGAGCTTCTTGGAGGTCAGTCCAGGTTTTGAGCACGCTTGCCATGATAAACTCCAAGAAGTCGGACGACTACAAACAGCCCGGGTTACTTACGGCCCTTACCAGCCGGGGCTTTGCCGGGGGCGGGGCGCCCCACACCACGGACGGCCCGCTGTTGCTTGGGCGGGGGCTCCACGTAGGGCTGATAGGGCGTGAATAATTCGCTCTCGGTCTGTTCTTGCTTGGTGATGAGCGCGCCGAGCACGTCGTTCTCACTGATCTGCGAAAGCTGCTTGAAGACGAACTTGTGCTGGAACTGGTCGTCGGGGATCGTGCTGATCTCAGTGATGAAGGCCAGTGGGGGACGCTTGAAGATGTCGTTGAGGTTCTTCACGTACTTGGCCCACCCCTTGAGGCTCCCAGGATTGAGGTTGACGAAGAAGGGCGTGGCGTTGTCCAGGTCCTCCAAGTCACTCTCCAGGATCATGGCCAGGCGGCGGCTGTTCTTGCAGGCCTTGCCCCTGCCCTTTTCCGCACTACCAAACTCATTGAGGGGGCAGCCGTGGCAGGCATCGCTCTGGGGGAGCGTGCTGTTCTCGTGCGGAACCATGTCTGACTCCTCCCGCCCCATGGCAAAGCAGGCGGGGCTTGTCGGATTGTCGGGGTCAAAGGCATCCTTGTACCATGTATTGAGGAACATGGCATCCAACACCACGACGTTGAGGGCATTGCCGTCGATCTCTTCACCGTTATAGGCCAGGCGGGCGCCCTTCTTCACCGTGAGGAACGCGCTGCCTGTGCCTGTGCTGGCTTCTGCGTTCGCCGCGCCTGCTGCCATGGCAGCCAGCTTGGCGTCCCACGAGTTGAGCTGAGTAGTCGGTTTCTTTGCCACGGGAAACTCCTATTTAGAAAGTTTGCGGAATGCTTTGTAGTCCGCAACAGCTGGCCCTGGAACCCAGAGCAGGATCATGAAAACGAAGAACACGACGGCGAACATGATGAAGATGGCGAATGCAGGCCAGGCGCTATCCCGGTAGGCATTGTAGACCACAGAGCCACAGAGACAAGCGCCGATAGCGCACAACAGAAGGAGGGCAAAGCGGACGGGGAAGGTCACATCACACCTTGTTACAAGAGAGCTTGACGACCGTGTACTTCCCCACACCAGGGATGACCTTCTTGGCGTTCCAGCGCTCTAGTACGGCCTTCTTACTGATGGCCTTGGTGAGAAGGTCCCAGGCTTTGTTCTTCACGATGTAAGCATGGAGTTTCTCCTCGTCCTCGACTGTGGGCTCCTCGCTCAGCACCACGGCCACACGAACGACCTTACCCTGAACGCCACCCTGCTCACCCTTGGAGAGGTTGTTGATCAAATGTTCGCGAAGGATGCTTTCATTCTCCTTAGTCTTGGCTGCGACCTTCTCCTGGGCGAGCCGCTCCTGCTTGGTCTTGTGGTACAGGTCCGCGCACGCGGCCAGTGATTTCGGCAACTTGAAAACAGGTTCTTTGGGCATCGTTGCTCCGTTAGGTAGGGGGCCCGCAGTGGGCCGGTTGGTAGTGTACACCCCTTGGTGTGCGCTGCAAAGTTACATGTCGTCAGGGTCGCGGAATCCAACAAAGGTCGGGAAGCGCGGCTTGTCCTTGCTCCCGCTGGGGAAGAAGCGGTACTTCACGATGAGACCGTAGAGTTTGTCCTTACGGGCCCACAGCTCTTGACGCTCAGCATCCGTGAAGCCGGTGCCGATGTTGAATTCCACCTCACTCACCACATCTCGCACACACAGCGCCCCCAGCTTGCCGGTACCGTGCTTATTGGCCTTGTGACTGCTCCGCTTGGTCTGGCCGAGCTCACCTACTGTGGCTTCGTTCGCGTTATGCTGATGCTCTTCCCAGCCCATGATCTCAGCCTCGCTGTCTTCAAAGCGCTTGAGCTTGAGGAGCCAACCCTCCTTGAGGGTGGAGCGTCCTTCTTTGTAGAGACCGTAGGGGTCCCGCAACATGATGCCCTCGTACCCATCGTAAAGGTACATTTCCTCCATTCCTTCTAGTCCATTCTCCGTCCCAATGGCAGTGTGGGGAACAAGCTTGATGTTGCTAGTGACGTGGCATCTGCGAATTTCGTGGACTCTTTTTTGAGCCATCTTCAATCGTTCATGAAATGGGGTGTCCTTGTAATTTATGAAATCGTCAAACACCCAAAAGGTCACATCGGGCTCGCCATCTCTACTCATAACCGCGCTCATAGTGTCGCGGTAGGCTGTGGGGCTTGTGGGACTGCCCACGATCAGCTCACCGTCCAGCCCGTTGAGCTCTGTGTGGCCGAGGAGCCTTTGGACGTGGGCGTTGGGGATAAGCTTGAGCTTGCGGCTGTAAACTTTCCCCTTGATGATAAGGGCCCGGATGCCGTCTAGCTTGGGACTGACTAGCAAGGGGAACCGCAGATTGGTTCCGTCCGTCTTTGCTGAGAGCATGGGCTTCATGGTTTATCTCCCTCCGCGCTGTCCGCGAGCACGGGCGGCTGCCAGAAGCTCCAGCAATTTGTCGCGATGCTTTCTAGCCCTGGCGTCCCAGGCGGCCCTGGCGGCCCTGGCGTCCCAGGCGGCCCTGGCGGCCCTGGCGTCCCAGGCGGCCCTGGCGTCCCTGGCGCCCCAGGCGGCCCTGGCGGCCCTGGCGTCCCTGGCGTCCCAGGCGGCCCTGGCGTCCCTGGCGTCCCAGGCGGCCCTGGCGGCCCAGGCGGCCCTGGCGTCCCAGGCGTCCCTGGCGTCCCTGGCGTCCCAGGCGTCACTGGCGTCCCAGGCGTCCCTGGCGTCCCTGGCGTCCCAGGCGTCCCTGGCGTCCCAGGCGTCCCTGGCGTCCCTGGCGTCCCAGGCGTCACTGGCGTCCCAGGCGTCCCTGGCGTCCCTGGCGTCCCAGGCGTCCCTGGCGTCCCAGGCGTCCCT